CCAGGCAGCGGCCCAGGCAGCGTCCATCTCCTCTTTGGTGGCCTCGCCCACGGCGTAGCGTTCGGACACTTCTACTGCATTCCGGCTGCGCTTGTCGGTCAGCAGATCCCACACCTTCCGGCCATCGCCCAGGGGCGTGTTGCGAACGCACCAGCAAGCGTAGAGTCGGTAGGTCTTGTCATCCTGGTGGCCAATCTCGGTCAGCAGCCACAACATCCAGTCCGAGCGTGGGCAGGTGGTCCAGGCGTCCTCCAGCGTCTTGCCCTTAGCCCAGGCGCGGGCCTCGTCGCAAGCGTGGAGGCGGGTGAGGATCGGGGATATTTTCATTTCGGCTCCTTCGCTGGCCACTTCGCCAGCACGGCGGCTTCGACTACGGAATAGGGGATGACCTCGCGGAGGTGGTCGGCCTGGAATGCCCTGGCAGCGTCCCCGGCAGCGGCCCAGGCAGCGTCCCCGGCAGCGTCCCTGGCAGCGGCCCAGGCAGCGTCCCAGGCAGCGTCCCTGGCAGCGGCCCCGGCAGCGGCCCAGGCAGCGTCCCCGTCAGCGTCCCAGGCAGCGGCCCAGGCAGCGTCCATCTCCTCTTTGGTGGCCTCGCCCACGGCGTAGCGTTCGGACACTTCTACTGCATTCCGGCTGCGCTTGTCGGTCAGCAGATCCCACACCTTCCGGCCATCGGCCAGGGGCGTGTTGCGGACGCACCAGCAAGCGTAGAGTCGGTAGGTCTTGTCATCCTGGTGGCCAATCTCGGTCAGCAGCCACAGCATCCAATCAGAGCGTGGGCAGGTGGTCCAGGCGTCCTCCAGCGTCTTGCCCTTAGCCCAAGCGCGGGCCCCGTCGCAAGCGTGGAGGCGGGTGAGGATCGGGGATATTTTCATTTCGGCTCCGTGAGTGTCTGTTCGATGCGGTCAACGATCCGCAGACAGCCCATACGGCTGCCGTTGCTGATCTGCATCCGCAGTTCCGGCAGTTCGCGCAGCACATCGGCGTAGAGACGATGGACCAGGGCGCGTTCTGCGATCTCCCTGGCATGCTGATACTGGGCCGTGTTCGCCCAGAAGGTTACAGAGATAGTCGCTTCGAGGCACCACTCCTGGTTCGCGTCGAGACCGTAGCGGGACTTGCCGGTCTCGCCATACTTCACCGTGCAGAAGTCGGGGGCGTCGAACTCGTCCAGGTGGCGGTAGCCGATGGAGCGGGCTTCGAGGTGTTCAAGGATGCTGACTCGGCTCATTCCCCACCCCCCTTCTCTGTGGTCCCCTGGGTGGGGAGGGTGGGCGGCTGTTCCGGGATGGCCCAAGGGAGGCCAAGGAAGTCCATGACCGGGCCGATACCCAGCGTCTTGGTGCAGTATTTGTGAAGCTGTGGGTGGGTGACAGCCAGCCTCTGGATGCGGTTCAGTTTCCCGTCCTTGGAGTCGTATTGGACCCCAAACAGGCACCAGATGCAGCCGGTCCTGGACTCTCCCGTTGTGGCCAAGTTGCCGTCTTGGCCCTCTACGATGTCGCCGTAGACGCTGCAAATCTTGAGGCCCTCGTTCTGGATGTAGTGGAGGATGTCCTGGTTGGTCCAGAACGCCAGGGGGGTGGACCGGTCCTTCTTGGTCCCGATGACGTTGCACCCGACCCGCTCATATGCCAGGGCGCGGGTGCTGCCTTCTTCCGCCAGCATCCCCATGAAGGGGACTCGGCCTGAGAACCTAGCGTAGGTGTCGAGGGGCTCCTTCTTGAGGGCGTTGCAGCACTGGTAGCCGACCTTGAAGGGGGCCTCTAGCAGAAACCGCCACTTGGTCGGCAGCTTCATGTGGGGCATACTGCGCCCGTCCGCTGTGATGCCGGTGTTCCTCAGGTTGCGGGTGTTGAGGTTGCCGGGAGTCTCGTGGAGCAGATCCCACACCATCCTGGCCACTTTCTTGGACACCACCGCGAAGCCGTATTTTTCGATGACCTGTTTGAAGGACATCTTGGGGCGGACCACTTCCACGCCGGGGAAGGACATGGCGTGGGCCACGATTTCGGGGAACTCCAGCCCGGTGTTGGAAAACACGGCGGGAACCTCGGGGTAGATGGAACGGATGAGGTGCAGCATGACCTGGGAGTCCTTGCCCCCGCTCCAGGCGGCGTATACCTTGCCGTCCTGGGCCTCGTAGAACTCTCGTATCCGCATCAGGGACAGGTGGACCTTGGCTTTGAGCGGGTAGGCTTGGCGCATCTTGAGGTCGTCTTTCGCGCTCATTCCGTCCCTCCTTCTGTGGTCCCCTGGGTGGTCCCCTGGGTGGGGGACAGGGCGTGCTTACAAATGTCCAGGACGGCGCACCGATTGAAGATCCTGGGTTGCTGGGTTTCACGGATGCACTCGTTCAGCGCACCTTCCAACTCCGCGATCCGCCGGTCCTTCGCCGCCACGGCTTCCGCCACGGACTCGGCGGTGTGGCGGAGGGCGTCTTCGTAATCCACCAGCTCGCCATCGTCCGCAGGGTCAAGACGGTTCCAGGCTTCCCCGCATTCGCAGTCGAAAAGCATCATGTCCTGGCGAAGCATCGGCTTAATCATCGGACCCCTCCTTGGGGGGGAAATGGCGGCGAGGGCGGCGCGGAGGGTGTCCCGCCCCCCTCCACCTCCTTGATGCGGGACTGGAGGACGTGCACGGCCCCGTTGGTGTCAACAATGCGCAGTTTGAAATCGTCCGTGGCCTTGATTTCGTCACCAAGGCGGGCCTGGAGTTCCCGCACCTGGGCCTCCAGCTCCGTGATGTGCATGTTGTCGCGGGCACGGTCGATGGGGTCTGGCAGGTCACGGCAGTCCCATGCCTTATGAGGCGCGGCCTCGGGCTCCGGGTGGAGGTTGAGGGCGGCGAGGAGGGCGTCCGTTGTATCCACGGAAAACTTGACGACGTAGTCGCGGGTGAGACCGTCACCGCACTGGGCGTAGATGGTCGCGGCCATGCTGGCGCGGAGGGTGTCGTAGGGGGTGAGGGTCATACGGCCTCCTGATGCGTGTCCAGCACGCGGATGGCGTTGCGGAGCGTGAAGTAGGCGTCCGCCTCGTCCTGGGGGCGCTTGGAGGCCATGAAGGAGCGGGCGGCGTTGACGACCAGGCGCGTGCGGCCCAGTTCCTCGGCCGCCTGTTCCTCGGATGCCTGGGCGCGGTGCAACTCACTTTCCAGCCGGTCGATCGTGGCTTCGAGCTCTCGGTCCACCCTACACCTCCGGGACCGGCAGGGACGCGATGGCGAGGCGGATCTGCTCGAGGTTGTAGGCCGCCATGTCTTCCATGGCCTGCAACGTCTCCAGCGTTTCCGCCGTGTGCTTGGGAGTGAACGTGTCGAGGTGGACGAATCCGCAGATCGTGGCGCCAGTGTCTCCCTTGGTGCGGGATCCGAAGTTCTCAATCAGTTCGAGGACGGGCTGGCGGGTGGGTTCGGCGTGGTAGATGATCTTCTGCATGGTCTATCCTTTCAGGAGGTTGTTGGTTTGTTCGAGGAGTTCGGTTTCGGTCCCGTAGCGGGCCTGCCAGAGGCGGGGGGAAGCGTGGAAGGCAACACCGATGCCTCCGGTCTGATGGTGGCTTAAACATAGGCCCAGCGCGTGCCAAGCGTCGTTCCGCTGGCTCATCCCCATCCCTGTCCGCATGTGGTGGATCGCGGCCGGGGAATCGAAGTTGCCAAGATTTCGGCAGACGATGCAGCCTAGTGCGGCCACTGCGTCGAGGCGTTCGCGCTCGGACTTGGTCATTTCGACTTCGGCTGGTGCGCCGCCGCGAAGGACAGGAAGCGGTTGGTCCACCGCTCAGGAGTGAGGTCGGGGGATCCGATGGTCTGCCAGCGGTCGGCCATGATCTCGCCGGCCTCGGCCTCGGTCTTGCCGGCCGCGATGAGAACGTCTGCGAGGTCGGCGCAGGACTGCTTTGCCGTCTCCTTGTCGGAGTCGGTCCAGACCACTTCGAGGTCGCCGTCCTCGTTCACGACCGTCTTGGGGGCGTCCAGAGTGGGCACGTCACCGGGCCGGCCGATCTCGCTCGTCACGTCGTATTCGCCGGCCTCGGACCGTGCCTGGATCTCCAGCGCCTTGGCGAACTTGGCGCTCTTGGGGAGATACTTGGCCAGACGGCGAACGACCGTCTTACGGCCCATCTCTGCGTAGTCGCTTTCCCACGGGCTGAACCCGTCCTTGCCGTCCTTGGCCCGATCCATGATGGCGCGGATCTCGTGGTCTGCCATGACCTCGAATTGCGTCCCCCCATCGGGGAGGAAGGCGACGGCGTAGAACGCGAGGATGCCACCGCGCTCCTGGAGGAATGACGGCCGGTGGATGATGCGCGGCGCCGTCCCCTCCTCCACCTCGAAGTGGTCCGAAGCGTAGACCACGCGGGCCTCGATGTTGCGGACGGCGCCGGACTCGCGGGCCAGTTTGATGAGGCCCTGGTAGCCGGGAAGGAAGGTCGCCTCCATCAACTTGGCCTTGCCGTTGTAGCGCGGGATCAGGTAGCCCTCGTTCTTGCCGCTACAGACCTCGAGGCCGAGTTCAGCTGCCTGGCCCATGGCCCCCAGGATCGACATCGGCGTGCATTCCGCGAGGCGCTTGTCCTTAGCCGCCGCCATGCAGACCAACACCTTCATCCGTTCTGGGACCACGCCGGCCGTGACTTCGGTGATTTTGTCGAGGTGCTTCTTCAGGAACCCCTTGAGGCTCGGAGCGGTGCGGAGTTCTTCAGACATGGTGGTGCGTCCTTTCGGGGAGGAGGTTGTTTTCGGCCTTGCGGATCTGGTCCGGGGTCATGGGAGAGAGGTGGAGGTGGATCTCGGGCGGAGCGATGTTCTGCCCTTGGTCGAGGTCCATGCAGATCAGCCGGTCCAGTGCGCCCAGGATGGCCCAGGAGAGGTCAACTGCCGGTTTGTGGTCCGGGTGGCGCCTGGCGAAACTGACGAGCGCCTGGCGGGCGGTTTCGAGGTCGGTGTTCATGCTTGCTCCCTCATGAGTTGCTTGCATCGGATGATGCGGAGGTCGAGTTGCTCAAGTTCTTGGAGGTCCCACCGGCAGAGGTCGCCGGATTCGAGGCGCCGCTTCTCGGCTTCGAGCGCGGGCAGGAGTGCAGCGAGGAACTCGGGCCGCGTCCTGCTGTTGAGGTCTGCCAACGCCGGGAGGTGCGGCGAGACGGGATGGGGGAAGGCGGTAAGGCTACTCACGGTTCGATCACCCAAAAAGGGACCCGGTTGGGGTCGAATTGGTCGTAGGCGGCGAAGGCGCGGGCGTGCATCTCGGCCGCCCAGTCGTCGTCATATTCTTCGAGGTCGGTGCAGATGGCCATGAGCGCAGGCCCAGGATTGGCCGAGGCAATGGCGCGGGCCACTGGGTCGCCTTGCAGATGCTGAGGGATGTCGTTCGCTTCGGATCGCATGCCACAAAGGTAACATCCTGCAATCCACTGTCAACCCGAAAATGGAAATATTTTTGCCTTGACTCGGGAACCCCCAGCGTTACCCTTGGGGTATGCGAAACCTCCCCGACGAAATACTCAAAGCTCCCAGAGGCACCCAACGCTTGATCATCGAGCGGACGGGACTGTCAAAGATGACTGTGTGGCGGGTCCTGCACAAAGGAACCGTCACGATCAGCACGGCCTACGCCATCGCGGCAGCCTTCGGGAAGAAAAGCCGGTGGCGCGAATTGCTGGCCGATCCGGCGAAGGATGCGGAATGAAATTCTGGCCCCCCCAACCCAGCGAACCGCCCGCCGTCGTGGTCAACTTCCACATGGAGGCCAAGTTCCAGCCCGTCACCTCGCAGGCCATCCGAGCAATCCAGGACGCGGACACGGCACTCCTGGGCGTCCCCCAGCAAGCGGCGTCGTTCGCCATGGGTAAGCACCGAGAGGCGCTGCGCCCTCTCTGGAAGATCACGGGGGGCGTCCAGTGACCAAATACCACGCCGTCCGCACAGACGGATACGCCAGCAAGACCGAGGCGCGGAGGGCGGGCGAACTCCGCTTGCTCCAGGCGGCCGGCAAGATCAGCGACCTCCGGGAGCAGGTTCCGTTCGAGTTGATCCCGAAGCAGGTTGGGGAGCGGAACGTCCAGTATGTCGCGGACTGGACTTACCTCGAAAATGGGGTGTTCACCGTCGAGGACTGCAAGGGCGTCAAGACCCCTGAATACGTGATTAAGCGCAAATTGATGCAGCACGTTCACGGCATCAGGATCAAGGAGACGAAGTGACTGGATCTTACGATTCGTTCCTGGCCACGAAGTTGCTTCGGGCCATACCGACAGGCATCCCAAATCCTGCCGAACCTCCGGCCATGCTGTTCCCTTTCCAACGCGACATCGTCAAGTGGGCGCTGCGTCGTGGCCGGGCCGCCCTGTTCGCCGATTGCGGCCTCGGCAAGACCCCGATGCAGCTCTCCTGGGCAGACCAAGTGCCAGGCCGGGTCCTTATCCTGGCCCCCCTGGCGGTGGCGCAGCAGACCGTCCGCGAAGGCCAGAAGTTCGGCATCGACCTGACCTATGCGCGGGAGACCTGCGGCAGCCGGATCACCATCACCAATTACGAGATGCTCGACCATTTCGACCCTTCCGACTACGCCGGCATCGTCCTGGATGAGTCCAGCATCCTCAAGTCCTACGATGGCAAGTTCCGCAACCAGATCATCGACTCCTTCCGGGATACCCCATTCAAACTGGCTTGCACTGCCACACCTGCCCCCAACGATCACATGGAGTTGGGCAACCATGCCGAGTTTCTGGGGGTCCTGACCCGCACCGAAATGCTCTCGACGTTCTTCGTCCATGATGGCGGCGACACATCGAAGTGGCGGCTCAAGGGCCATGCCGAGCGGGACTTCTGGCAGTGGGTCTGTTCCTGGGCCGCGATGATCCGCAAGCCCTCGGACCTCGGCTATGACGATGGCGCGTTCACCCTGCCTCCTCTCGTCATGCATCAGCACATCGTGGAGGCCATGGGCACGCCAGAAGGTGCTTTGTTTGCCCTGGAGGCCACCACCCTCCAGGAACGACAGCAGGCCCGGAAGCAGACCACACAGGAGCGGTGCCAGGCCGTAGCAAACATCGTGGCCACGAAGCCAAACGAGCCGTGGATCGTCTGGTGCAACCTCAACGATGAGAGCCAGACGGCTTCACACCTGATCCAGGGGTCCGTGGAAGTCACGGGGTCTGACCCATCCGAAACCAAGGAATCCCGAATGCTTGGGTTCTCCAAAGGCGAGTTCCTGGATCTGGTCTCCAAGCCTTCGATCTGCGGATTCGGGATGAACTGGCAGCACTGTGCCAACGTCATATTCTTGGGCCTGTCCGACAGTTATGAGCAGTTCTATCAGGCTGTGCGCCGGTCCTTCCGTTTCGGGCAGACCCGCACTGTTCACTGCCACATCGTCACCTCCGATATCGAGGGGGCAGTGGTTCAGAACATCCAGCGCAAGGAAGCCGACGCCGCCCGCATGGCCGAGGAGATGGTAAGCCATATGCGCGACATGAACGAGGCCGATATCCGGGGAACCGTCCGGACGGCCGACACCTATGAACCCGGAGTCGTGATGCGGCTCCCTTCCTGGCTGGAGGCCATGTGAAAATCCTGAATCAAGAGTTCGGACGCGGTTGGGCCGCCTACCACGGTGACTGCGTGGAAGTGGTCTCGGGGTTGCCCAGCAACTCGCTCCACTATTCGATTTTTAGCCCCCCGTTCGCCAGTCTCTACACCTACAGCGCCAGCGACCGGGACATGGGCAACTGCCGGGACGCCGAAGCGTTCTACAAGCACTTTGTCTTCCTGGTTAAGGATCTTCATCGGGCCATGATGCCGGGCCGGCTCGTCTCTTTTCATTGCATGAACCTGCCGAGCAGCAAGGAACGGGACGGGTTCATCGGGGTCAAGGACTTCCGGGGAGACCTGATTCGCATGTTCCAGGATGCCGGGTTCGTGTTCCATTCCGAGGTCTGCATCTGGAAGGACCCAGTCACGGCGATGCAGCGCACCAAGGCCCTAGGACTCCTGCACAAAACGATCCGCAAGGACTCCAGCATGAGCAGGCAGGGTATCCCCGACTACCTCGTGACCATGAGGAAACTGGGCGACAACCCGGAACCCATCCGACACTTCCGGGACGTGAAGGAGTGCAAGGAAGTATGCACGAAGGAAGGGTTGTCTTTCGATGAACAGGCCGGCCAGATATTTCCGGTCGAGGTGTGGCAGAAATACGCCTCGCCCGTCTGGATGGACATTAACCCGAGCGACACCCTCCAAAAAGAGAGCGCACGGGAGCAGGCAGACGAGCGCCACGTATGCCCACTCCAACTACAGGTGATCCAGCGCGGACTTGAACTCTGGAGCAACCCAGGAGACGTGGTTCTATCCCCGTTCATGGGCATCGGGTCCGAGGGGTTCCAGGCGATCAAGATGGGCCGGAAGTTTGTGGGCGCCGAACTCAAGGAGTCCTATTTTGGCCAGGCGTGCCGGAACCTCCGCAGCGCAGAATGTGCGGAACACGGCGGTCTGTTCGACTCGTGGGTGACCGAATGACCCGCGCCCTCCTCACTACCCCTGCCATGCTCAAATCCGCCCTGGCGGCCATGACGCCGCTCCAGCGCAACAGCGTCGAGGGTTGGGCCTTCGAGGACGCGATCCAGGCACACGAGATGCTGGCCGAACTCCAGGCCAAGGAGACCCCATGAACCCCATCGCGAAGGCCCTCCGCTGGCTCCGCTCCCACTCGCTGCTGTCCGTCACGGTCGAGGTGCGTCCGGTGGCCAAGCTGCGCCACGAGGATGACCCCAGCCTCCCCCGTTGGCAGCGGGACATGTGGCGCGAGGCGCGGATTCCATCTTCACATAATTAAACGTTGACGCATGGATGTAACGGATTATCGTTACATTGTGGAGGATGAACCATGTCCGGATTCACCAAACTGTTCGCTTCGATCGTAGACAGCACTATCTGGCGGGAAGATCCTCACACCAAAGTCGTCTGGGTAACAATGCTGGCCAAGTCGGACAAGCATGGGAACGTGATGATGAGCCTGCCTGGGTTGGCAGATGCTGCCCGTGTGACGCTGGACCAGTGCAAGGCTGCGCTGGCAATCTTCATGGCCCCCGACGAATACAGCCGGACCAAGGACTTCGAGGGCCGTCGTGTCATGGAAACCGACGGCGGGTGGATCCTCCTGAACTACACGAAATACCGGAAGGTCCAGGATGAAGACCAAAAGAGGATAGCCACGGCAGAGCGGGTCAGGAAGTTTCGGGGCAAGCACGTCCGTGTAACGGAACCTGTAATGGATGTAACGCAGGTAACGCCAAGTAACGCCATAGCAGAAGCAGAAGCAGAAGCAGGAAAGAACACTGAATGCCCGAAGCCGGCCAAGGCCGCCTCCAGGCCCGTGGACGAATCCCGAGTGCTGATGACCCTCCCATGTGTAGGGAAGGGCCCCAAAGCATGGCCTCTCACAGAGACGGTTCTTTCGGGATGGAATGAAGCCTTCCCCGGAGTGGACACCTTGGGTGAAGCCAGAAAGATGAAACTCTGGCTGGACGCCAGCCCTTCCAAACAGAAAACGTTTTCAGGAATGACCCGGTTCGCCCTCGCGTGGTTGTCCCGGCAACAGAACCAACCCCATCCCCAAGGAGCATCCAATGGAACCAACAAACAGCACATCCGCAGCGGAATCGACGCCGACGCCATCCGACAGCTTCGGGAACGAGACGCCATCCGAGCAGCCAACCCCCAGCCAGATCTCGAACCAGACGACGAAGTCCTCAATCTGTTCCAGCACCAGTGAGACGATCCTGTCCAATTTGGACAACGTGGCAGTGAATGCCCTCCGCAATGCCGGGCTGGCGAACCGGGAGGTCCGGGCGGAATGGTCCAAGGTCCACCCGAAGTTGAAGGCCGCCATCCCAAGGCGTTCGCTCCTGGACATGAACAACGGGGCGATCCCAGCCAAAGGGTTCGGCCTCGGGTCGGCCACAGGGACGGGAAAGACGATGGCTCTCGCGTCCGCAGTTTACGGGCTCATGAGGGAAAGGCGCCGGTTGTATGCCGAGTGGTTGGCCAACCAAGACATCATGACCCCACCCCACATGACACTACTCTGGCTCAACTGGCCCGACACCGTGGCAACGATCAGGGCAAACGCCCTTTCCGGGATGGTCGAAGACCTCCTGACCAGCGCCGAGAGCATCCCACTGCTCGTCCTGGACGACCTCGGACGGGAGCGTATCAAGGGAACCTACATCGAGGACTGGGCTGCTTCCCAACTGGATCGCATCGTGAACCATCGCTACCGTGCGGAACTGCCGATCCTCTGGACCTCGAACCTCCGGGAGGAGGAACTCGTGGCCATCTACGGTGCAGCCATGGTGGGCAGGTTGAACGAGGACAACCCGATGGTGTGGGTTGACGGGCTCCCGTCCATGCGGATCAAGGTGTGAAGATGCTTCCTGAATCCCCCGAAGCCCGTAGGTTCTATTTCGAGTTGCGCGACACCCGGAACCGGCTGCGCCAAGCGCAACTGACTGCTCTTCACGGGGATCTGGACGCCTTCAACGCATACCTCATCGCGATGTTGTGGGATGAGTCCGAGGTGCCCATGTTCCGGGAGGTGGCTGATTTCTGCCTCCAGGAGGGCGTCCTGACTCCCGAGATCAAGGAGTGCGTCGATAACCTCGTGTCCTGGGGTGACGCGCTCCGGGCCAGACTGGGGGCCAAGCCATGAGCCAAGAACAGGATCATGCCTACCAGGAAGCCGTGGACGTTGAATCCGCCCTCCTCCGGGGGGTGATCGACCTCCGGGCGGACCTAGACACGGCCTCGCACCTAAGCAGCCTCGACCCCGAAGCCTTCATGGACAGCAGCCACCGGATCATCTGGCGGGCGTTCCAGGTGGTGACGGCCGGCGGTGGCGTCCTCGACTCCTGGGTCACATCCAAGGCCGTGAGGAAGTTGGGCGGGAATCAGCAGGACGTGAACGAGGTGGAGATCCTGTTCGCCACCCCTGGCCTCGGGACTTCGGACCTCCGACCTCGCGTGGCCAAGGTCGCGGACCATTTCAAGCGCCGTCTCATCGCCCGTTCCATGGCCTCGCTGGCTGAACGCGCCGTGACGGATCCGCTCCCCGAAATCGCGGAAGCCTTCGCGGAGGTCGGGGCCAAGGTGGCGCAGGCCGGCAACCCCCGGATGAAAGCAGCGACCGACTACGCCCGCCAGTTCGAGGCGTATCTGAGCGGCCGGCCGATCCTTCCCATGGAGTCCTGCCAGAACCTCATGGTCTGCGGAATTCCTGGCCTTGATGAGTCCATCGTGGCCAACCCTGGAAGGCTCATCGTGTTTGGCGGTCTCCCGTCCGCAGGGAAAACGGCGCTCGCCGTCCAAGTGGCAGTCCGCACGGTCCAGGCAGGGCGCAGGGTGGCCCTCGGCAGTCTCGAGATGGACGAGGACGAGATCAGCGCCCGCATCGTGGCTTGTGCCTGCGGCGTGAACAGCCTACAAGCCCTGCGCCACGGGGTCCGCAGTGTCGCCCCGGAGGATCGCGGAATCCTGGAGGGGGTCAGGAAGGGCATTGTTGGGCTCCATGGCTGCGCTGGGGACTCCTGGACCAGCATTGAGGCAGCCATCGCCCGCGAACACCGCAGGGCCCCCCTGAGCCTCGCCATCGTGGACTACCTGCAACTCCTGGGCGAGCCCGACGTGAAGGCCAAGAGGGCATCGGACACGGAGGCCCAGCGGATCGGCGAAATCACGAAGGCGTCCAAGCGCCTGGCGCAGCGCCTCGGCATCAACGTCCTGATCTTGAGCCAGTTCAACCGCAACGTGGCGGAGTGCGAGGAGCCGTCACTCCAACACTTCCTTGGGTCCGGCCAGATCGAGCGGGACATCGACATTGCCGTCCTGTTGTGGAACACCGTGAAAAACCCGGAGCCCGGCGCCGACCGGATCGTGATGGGCAGGATCGCCAAGAACCGGGGCGGGCAAAGGTATGGCAAGGTCCGTATGCGCTTCAACCCGGCCCACAACCAGTTCACCGAAGAGGCGCAGCAGACCGAGGGCGGGTTCTCCGCTCCGCTCGTGCGCTACACCGAATCCCCCCTGCCGATTGGAGGCTGACATGCTCATCACCGTTGGAATCGTCGTGTTCTTGCTCAACTTCGCGTGTGCCCTCTGGTGGATCAACCGGCACGCTGCCCCCGCCACGGAACCCAAGGTGTTCCCTGATGACTGGACCCCCACGCACGGACCGTGGTATTCCCGGTTCCGTTGCCACTGTGGGTTCATGCCTAAAAATACGTTCTCTTGGGGTTACGCCGTCAAATCGTTCCCCGACCCCACGGAACAGACCGTCTGCCCAGAATGCGGCCACCGTGGGAAGTTCACCCCAACGGTTGGGAGGTGGGAAAGCGAGGTGTCCCAGAGCCGGAAGGACAGTCTGAAAGGATCAGAATTGTTTAAACTACACACTTTGTGGGAACGGAATAACAGGTTCCGGCCATGGACCCCCGAAGACTGCCAGGCCAAGGCCGAGGATTGACATGGACCCCATCGCCCTCCGAGGCCCAAAGGATGCCGGCCGACTCCAGGCCGCACTGGCCCGGTGGAAGGACGCCGCGCGGGACGGCAAGCCGCTCATCGTCAAGGTGAGCCAGTTCAAGTCCAAGCGGTCGAACGAGCAGAACCGGAAGATGTGGGCGATGCTCACGGACTTGAGCAAGCAGGTGGACTGGTATGGGAAGCGCCTGACCCCGCACGTCTGGAAGTGCATCTTCAGCGCGGCCATGCACCAGCCGGAGGTGGTCCCGGGCCTGGACGGCGGCTTCGTGGTCTGCGCCCAGGCCACCAGCGAGATGGGCGTCGGGGAGATGGTCGACCTCATCGAGCGCATGTTCGCCTTCGGAGCCGACCCGGCCCACCCCGTCCACTGGTCCGACCCACTGGAGGAGGATCTGCCATGCCCGTGAGCCCATGCACCAAATGCGGCAAGCCGACCAACCCGGACGGGAACACGTTCTACACGGCGGCCCACGGGACCGTCCCCGAGGCCCTGTCCGTCTCCCGTGGCCGCGTGATCTGCCCGACCTGCACTGAAGCCTGCTACCGGATCACCCCCCAGCCCGGCGACCGTCGCGCACTATCCCGATGGACGGCAGGCGTGAGAACCTCGATTGCTGGCCCACAGTTGCCCCAGGAGACGTGGAATGGGGTCGGGTGGTGTGATGTGACGTTCAGGGGTGCTTACGAGTCTCCTATGGACATTACAGCGAGTTCCATGTTTGGACCATGGCCGCCAACCGCCCTCACCATGGACCAACTGCGGGCGCTCTACCGAATCACCACAGACTGAAAACATCAAATTCATGGCAAATCACGCGAAATAGGATAAAATGAAAAGGGGGCAGGCATGGCCGAGACACCCGTAGAACTCAACGCAGCACAGGAAGCAGCCAACCGCGAAGACCAAGCGCAGCGGGCATGGGCCGATAACATGGACCGAGCGCACCGGGCAGAGACGCAGGCGCAGTGGATGCGCGGGCTGCAACTCCCAGGGAGCGCCAATGGCCGGTAGACCGTCGAAGCTGTCTGATCGGCAGTGGGGCGAGATCGGGAGACGGCTGGCGAACGGTGAAGGGACCTCGAAACTTGCGCGTGAGTTCAAGGTGGCGGCAAGCACCATTTCCGAACGGTTCTCAAAGCGTGTGGACGCACTGAAGGACCTTGCAACGGCAATCGTCGAAACAGACAAGGCCCTTGCCATTCTGCCAAATTCCGAAAGATCGTCGGTTATGAGCATGGTGGACAACCTCAAGGCCACCGGGAATAGCCTCGCCAGCGCAGCCAAGCACGGCTCTGCGGTGTCGGATCGGCTGGCCATGATCGCCAGGCACCAGGCGGATCGGCTCACGTTGGACGCGACCCCTGATGAGGTGCGGCCCATCGCTGCCCTCGCCACCACGGCAGAGACGGCCGGCAGACTGGGGCACGCGATGATCCAGGCAGCCAAGACCACGCGGGCCGTTGAGGGGGATTCTGCCCTGTTCACGCCGGCGCAGATCCTGGCCATGGCGCGTGAGATTCGAGGTGGCGAGTGACCAAGCCTCTGCCGTTGGTCGCCTACGCCATCGGCCAATGGGCCGGCTACCTGCCAGCTGCACACCATCGGCTCATCGCCCAGCACCTGCAGAAGGTCAGCACGGGGGAGATACGGCGGCTCATGGTTTTCATGCCCCCGAGGCACGGGAAGTCGATGCTCGCCTCTGAGTTCTTCCCTGCGTGGTGGCTGGCCCAGCACCCGGATCAATACATCATCGCGGCGACCTACGCGCAGGAACTGGCGGACGACTTCGGGCGGAAGGTCCGCAACCTCTGCCGCACAGACCAGCACAAGGCACTGTTCCCCGCGTCCTCGCTTCAGGAGGACTCCCAGGCTGCGAACCGATTCCACACGTCACAAGGGGGCGCCTACTTCGCCGTGGGCGCTGGTGGACCCATCACTGGGCGCGGTGCCCACCTCCTGTTGATCGACGACCCCATCAAGGGCCGGGAGGAAGCCGAGAGCGAGACCATGCGTCGGCGCCTGCGTGACTGGTATACGAGTGTCGCCCGGACCCGCCTGATGCCTGGGGGGGCCATCGTGGTCATTCAGACCAGGTGGCACGAGGATGACCTCGCAGGTTGGCTGCTACGGGAACATGAGCATGAAGGTTGGGTGACGTTGAGTCTTCCGGCCGTCGCTGAACCTGGGGACCTCCTGAACCGTGAGGAGGGCGCTCCACTCTGGCCAGAATCCTACCCTGCCAGCGAACTGGAAACCATCCGACGCTCCGTGGGGTCCCGCGACTGGCTGGCACTCTACCAGCAGCGCCCTAGCGCCTCCGAGGGGTCAGTGTTCCGCCGGGAGCATTGGCGCTACCACACGCCGACCGAGACGGAACCAAAGGCCGTGTGTGCAGCCCTGGGGGTCCACAGAATCATCCAGGCGTGGGATACGGCGTTCAAGACAGGGCAAGGGAACGACTACAGCGTGGGGATCACCTTGGGCGTCACCACTAGCCGGTATTACGTCCTGGACCTGTGGCGGGATCGGGTCGAGTTCCCCGAGTTGCGCCGTGCCCTGATCTCGCAAGCGCAGAAGTGGGGGGCTCACGCCATCGTGGTGGAAGACACGGCGGCCGGTCAGTCGCTCCTCCAGGAACTCCGCAGAGAGACGCGCCTGCCGCTCATCGCCCGCAAGGCCGACCGTGACAAGAGCGCCCGAGCCCACGCGGTGACTCCGATCCATGAGGCGGGGCTCGTCTACCTGCCGGAGGATGCATGGTGGTTGGGGGACTTCGTCGACGAGATGGCATCGTTCCCGGCCGCACCGCATGACGATCAGGTGGACGCCTTCGTCCATGCGCTGTCCTATGCCAAGGATAACGTCACCGCAGCATATGAGCCCGAGGAACGGCGCGACCCGATGTATTACGAGCCATCGTCAACCGGCTGGATGGGGAGGTAGCCATGAGGATCTACACATGCCCGAAGTGCCACACCGAGGACGAGGCCCGGAACATCGGGGTCTACGTGCCTGAGGTCAAGTGGTTCAAGTGTTCGCGGATCACGAGCCGGGCACACCCGGAGGTGGGTGACTGATGAGAATCTGTTCCCTTACTCTCACCAGCAACCGGGAGTCGATCATCGGCGACGCGCTGCGGTCTGTGGTGCGCTGGGTGGACGCCTGCCTGGTGATCGACTTGGGGATCACGGACGGCACGCTGGAGGTGGCAAGGGCCGTCTGCGGGCGGAAACTCATCGTGGTCCCGCCGCCCGCCATGACGCTCCCGTTCTTCGCCTGGCGCAACTACGCGTTGGACGTGGCGGCAACCAGAGGCTTCGCCTGGGGGGTCACGCTGGACACGGACGAGAGGCTGCATGTGCCGGTGAACGTGCGGGCGCAACTCAAGCGGTCGCCCTACCGCATGATTCGCATCTACGACCGGGAGCGGGGATACCCGAAGGAACGATTCTTCAAGCTCCCGTTCCGGGGGCGCTGGGCCGGGTTCGCCCACGAATACACCAAGGGCGAGGCGAACGAGATCACCTGGACCGGGGCAACCTTCGTGGAACTGGACAAGACCCCGGAGCAACTCCAGACCCGGGCGGAAGGCTTGATCCCCAACATCGAGCGCGACCTCCTGGAGGCCCCTGACGACCCCAGGAACCTGATGTATCTGGGGGACAGCCTCATCCGGTTGGGACGTTTGGATGAGGCCCGCATCCCCCTCCTCCGGGCAGCGACGGTGGACCCCGAGGGCTACTTCGGCAACCTGGCGGCGACGATGATCCACCAGATGGAGGCCAGATGACCGCGACCTGGATCAGCACGGGCAAGGCGAACCAGATTCTGGACTCCGGATTCAACGGGCAGACGTTCCGCACCAAGCTGCGGGACGCGATCCCATGGAAGCGGACCCCTGGAGGCCATTTCCGGTGGCTCCGGTCGGCAGTGGAGGCTCTGGCCGCATCCAATGAACAAAACCGGGTAAACGGGGCAAACGAGGTAACGACTCCCTAGCGCAGCCCGTCACATGGCGCGACTGTGGCCACAGGGGGTCTGCCGTGAACCTGAATTTCTCGCAGACGAAGGGCTATGTCACGAAGGACGACGGCTCATTTGTCGCGGCAGGTTGGGCGGGCAACAACGGTGGAGATCACAATCCGGACGGGATTCATGGGCGGTGCAATCACGCCATGGAGGCCATCCGCAACATCGGCCCGCTGCCTTGCGGGACCTACCAAGTCGGGGCATGGGGCGACCATCCTCCGCTCGGTCCATATTCTGCGCCCCTGACCCAAATCGCCGGTAAGACCTACGGCCGCAGCGGATTCTATATCCATGGGCCAGGCGGCGCAGACCCTGCGAATTGCTCCCGTGGCTGCATCGTGATCCCGCATGACGCTCGGCTGGCAGTCATCGCGCTCGACCCGCAGACCATCACGGTGACGGAGTGAGCAGCGACCTCGCCGGCCGCATCAAGTCGGCCAAGTGGCGGAAGGCCGCTCCCGGCAAGATGAGCCGATTGGAGATCGCCACCTGGATCATCATCGGCATCGGGTTCGCCATCTGCATCATCAAGGGCGCCATGGATGTGCCGCGTGGGTGACCAGACGTGTGCGACCTATGCGACCCCTACTCCTGCGATTTCTACGGGGTGGGTCTCCCGCATGTTCTCGGGCCATGGCGTCCCATCGTGGGGCAGGGTATGTTCGGCGGTTGCTCTGGTGGTGTCGGTGGCCCAGGAGTTCCGGGACAAGCCTGTGGCGCACATAGCCATTTGGTTGGGGGTTGCGGTCGGGAGTTTCACGGTGACGAAACTGTCTGATCTCATCCACCCGCCCGCAGGAGGTGCCGCATGTTGACCTTGTGGTGGGCGCAGGCCAAGGCGTATGCGGGGGTCGCCCTTGCTGTGGTGGTGCTGGGGTTCTTCATCTACATCGGCATTTACATGCGCGTCCTGATCCACCAGCGGGACGCGGCACGCCTCCTCGCCTCGCAGCAGGCAGTGACGATCCAGGGCTACCAGGCCGCATCCAAGGCCGCGCAGGAGGCCATGACCGCCCATGTGCAGCAGGCCCAGGCGCAGGGTGCCGAGGTCGCCGCCGTGGTCCAGCACCTTCAGGAGACGCTCCCGAAGGATGACGAGCAGGCCCGCCAGTGGGCCATAGCCGCGTCGGGGAGGATCAAGTGAGCATCGTTGCTTGGGATGGCAAGGTCCTTGCCGCAGACAAACAGGCCACCAACAGCGGCATGAAAATCCTCTCCACAAAACTGTGGAATCTCACCAACGGCATCACCTTGGCTGTCGCGGGAGGTCTCCCCAGCGGGCTAGCCATGAAGGAATGGTTTGTAGCCGGTGCCGATCCAGCGAAGTGGCCAGCGTCCCAAGGAACGGATGACTGGGCGCGCTTGATCGTGTTCGACGGGGTAGGACTGCACACTTACGAGCAAATTTGTGTGCCGATCCGGGCCATGGGGGACTTCGAGGCGTGGGGTAGTGGGAGAGATTTCGCCATGGGTGCGATGGCCATGGGCGCCACAGCTGAGAAGGCCGTTGAGATCGCTTCTTCCTTCTCCGTTGACTGTGGGATGGGCATCGACACCTCAAGGGAGGCACGATGAGAATCCTGCCCGTCATCGCCTTCCTCGCCCTCATGGCCGCGTGCAAGACCCCCCAGCCGATCATCGTGCAGGCGCCGCCTCCCCCGAGGATCGTGCGGCCCGTGCTGCGCGTCCATTCCCTCCCGCCGACCGCCACCGTCACCGAAGTGCTGAAAGCCTACGTCCTCGATCTCACTGAGCAGTCAGGTTACGCCGACCAGTTAGAGACTCTCATTTGGGGTCCAACCCCCCAGGAGCCGAAGCCATGACCTCAGCACGCCCGCTACTCCCGAGACGGCATCCCGAAGACAACGAGCCCACGGACCCGGCCATCCACCCGTGGGGGCGCAGGGCTGCTGACTTTGAAGCGGTGCCCAAGCCCGCGCCATGGGCGGCCATCGTCGTTTCCGTCCTCGCGTTGGCCGGCAGCATCTTCCTGTTCGGCCTCCACCAGGAAAGTCGGATGAGCCGGCTGGAGGAGGGCCTCATCCAGGAACACAACATCAACGCGGCCCAGGATGTGGACACGAAGGAGTTTCGGAAAGAGTGGTCCTCGATGCTCATGGACATCCGGGAGCGCCAGATCCGCATCGAAGACCGGCAAGTCAAGTCCATCGGGGGCAGGTAATGGCCAAGCGCACGGAAGACCCCCAGGAAACCCTCCTCAAGCGTGCGAGGGCCAGGTGGGGTCTCATCAATCGTGCGTGGCAGGACCAGCGGGACAAGATGCTGGAGAACCTGGCGTTCTTGGAGCCCGAGAACCAGTGGAGCCCGGAGGAGCGTGCGGAGCGGCAGACGAAGAAGCTGCCCTGCATCACCGAGGACCGCATCACTCCAATCATTCATCAAATTGTGAACGAGTTCCGACAGACGCGCCCGTCCATCATGGTCTCCCCAGTAGGTGACGGGGCGGACCAAGAGACGGCAGACGTGCGCCAGGGCATCATCCGGGGCATCGAATACGAGTCCAAGGCGAACTACGCCTACGACACGGCCCTGGAGTCAGCCGTCCGCTGTGGGATGGGGTTCATCCGGATCGTGACGGAGTTCGAGTCTCCGACCTCGTTCAATCAGGTCGTCAGGATCAAGCGCGTCCCGAACCCCCTCTGCGTGTATTTCGACCCCGCCTGCCAGGAACCGGACTTCCGGGACGCGCAGGACTGCTTCGTGACCAGCGACTACACCATGGACGCCTTCAAGGAAGCCTTCCCCGACGCCAAGAAGTCCGGGCAGACCTACCAGGAATGGACCTCGACCGGGAACCAACTCCCGGACTGGTTTGGCACCGACGAGGCCGGCAAGAAGACGATCCGGGTGGCGGAATACTTCTACAAGGAAGCGACCGCCACCACGATCTGCATGCTGGACGATGGGCGCGTGGTCGAGCAGAAGGACGTTCCCGATGGCATGGTGATCCCGGCCAACCGGCAGCGGAAGACGGTCAAGATCCAGATCAAGTGGGTGCTGATGACCGGGGACGAGATCCTCGAAGAGCGGGACGTGGACGGCACGTTCATCCCCATCGTGCCGATGCTGGGAGACGAACTGGTCATCGACACCAAGCGCCTCTATACGGGCCTCGTGGATCGCGCCAAGGACCCGCAGCGCGTCTTCAACTACATGAAATCAACCCAGGTCCTCACGATTGCCATGGCCCCGAAGGCGCCGTGGGTCGGGGCGAAGGGGTTCATGGGCAACCGGCGCAGGGCGTGGGAGTCCGCGAACGAGAGCAACATCACCGCGCTGGAGTATGAGGTCCAGGATGTCGGGGGGAAGCCTCTGCCCCCTCCCCAGCGTGCCACTGCCGAGCCCAACATCCAGGCCGTCACGATGGCTATTGCCGGTTCCATTGACGGCATCAAGGCCACCACGGGCGTTTTCGATGCCTCGCTGGGCGCCAAGGAAGCCGATCAGTCGGGCGTGGCCATCCGGTCGCTCCAGCACCAGTCGAACACGGGCAACTTCCATTTCGCGGACAATGCCTCGAGGGCCATTGCCTACACGGGCGAGATCATCAACGACCTGATCCAGTATGTCTACGACACCGAGCGCGAAGTCCCGGTGGTGAAGCCCGACGAGACGAAGGAACTCACGAAGATCAACGGGGACACGGGCGAGGTCGGAGAAAACGGCGAACCCAAGGTCCATCGCATGGACGTTGGCACCTTCGGGGTCCAGGTCCAGGCCGGCCCGACGTTCGCCACGAAGCGTGCCGAGAACGTCTCCATGCTGATGGATCTCCTGAAGGTGATCCCCAACGCCGGGACCGTCCTGGGGCCCCTTATCGTCTCGCAGATGGACATGCCTTCCGCCTCGGAAGCGTCCGACCTCCTGAAGACCCTCTGGCCGCCGGAACTCAAGGCCAAGGAAGCGCAGGGGGAACAGGGTGGGCAGCAGATCCCGCCCCAGGTGCAGCAGATGATGGAGCAGGTCAAGCAGCAGGGGGCACAGGCGCAGCAGGTCATCGACCAATTGACGACGCACCTCCACGCGGCCCAGGACGAGATCGACACGAAGCAGGCAGAGCTCAAGTCCAAGGAGAAGATCGCCGCCCTCCAGTGCGACACGCAGTTGGAGATCGAGCGCATGAAACTCGGCTTCAAGTCCGCTGACACCCACCTTCAGGCCGAACTGCAACTCATCGAGGGAGCCGCCAGACGTGCGGAGTCCGTCCACGACGCGCAGCAGGCCCAAGCCCTTCAACCC